GCCTCCTACAACGCAGCGAATCCGGGGAAGCCGGGGTTGAAAGCCCCCCAGCCGGAAGGCGGCGCAAGGAAAAAGTCTTTCTGTTCGAGAATGGAAGGGATGAAAAAGAAGCTCACCTCTGCCAAAACCGCGAACGACCCGAACAGCCGGATTAACAAATCGTTAAGAGCATGGAAGTGCTGACATGGACGTTATAGGATTTTTAGTTGGTGCCCTTTATTTTCTACTCGGTATTGTGGGGTGGTTCTTGAAAGATGCGCTTGATTCTGCGAAAGCAACAAAAGACTCATTGGCTGACTTTAAGACAGAGGTTGCGAAAGAGTACGTCCCACGCAACGATATGAAAGAGCTGACCAGTGAAGTCAATCGTCGTTTTGACAGGATTGAAGAAAAACTTGACCGTATAGTGGAGCGTTTCCATGCCAACGGTCAGTAAAAAGCAGGAAAAATTCATGCAAGCTGTGGCTCACAACCCCAAGTTTGCTAAGGCAGCAGGAGTTCCACAATCCGTGGGTAAAGAGTTCACTAAATCTGGAGGCGGTATGGCAACGAAGATGAATGCAGGTTTTATGGCAATGATGAAGAAAAAATCAACCGACAAACCAGCTAAGAAAATGGCTGCTGGCGGCATGACCAAGATGGGCGCTGTTAAGACTGCTGCTCCAAGCAAAGACGGCGTTGCTGTCAAAGGCAAAACCAAAGGCAAGCAAATCGTCATGGCCGGTGGCAAGGGCATGAAAAAAGGCGGCTACTGCTAATAGGAGGCCATCATGGCTGATAAAAGTACCGGGGCAAAGCGTATTGGCCGAGACACCATGCGGTCGATGGGTCTTGATCCAGATAAAGACTATGTAGAAGCAGCCAAAAGCAAAGCTTCTGAACTCGCTGCTGATGCAGGTGTGGGTATGCGTAATGCTGGCCGCCTATACGGTAAAAGCATCGGTATGGATGTTAGCCCGTACGAGAAAGAGCGCGGTATGAAGTCAGGCGGTATGACTGCCTCTAAACGTGCAGATGGTATTGCCCAGCGCGGTAAAACTCGTGGGAAGCTGTGCTGATGATGGCCTCACGCGGTATGGGTGCAATTAACCCCTCCAAAATGCCCGGCGGGAAGAAGAAAGCCCGTCGGGACGACACCGACTTCACGCAGTACAAAGAAGGTGGGAAGGTTAATGCTGCTGGTAACTACACTAAGCCTGAATTACGAAAACGCATCGTATCGCAGGTAAAGTCCGCAGCAACTCACGGCACGGGTGCAGGTCAGTGGTCCGCCCGTAAGGCGCAGTTGGTGGCTAAGAAATATAAAGCAGCAGGTGGAGGATATCGTGGCTGAAAAAGACAAACCCAAAGTTACTCAATTGCCGTATATGGGACCCCCCAAAGACGAGGCAAAAGAGAAAGAGGACAAACGCGTTAGTAAAACAATGCCTACAACAACGGGCACAAGACTAGCAGTACCTTTGTCTCCAGACTTTCGGGATCGTAATTACGCCAAAGGCGGCAAAGTTAAGTCAGCATCATCCCGTGCGGATGGCATAGCCCAGCGTGGTAAAACGCGAGGTATGATGAAGTGAAAGCCCCGCAAAAGTCGCTGAAAGACTGGGGAGACCAGAAATGGCGAACCAAAAGCGGAAAGCCGTCGTCAAAGACCGGGGAGCGTTATCTCCCGGAAAAGGCAATCAAGGCACTAAGCCCAGCCGAGTATGCCGCCACGACGAAGGCAAAGCGGGCAGGGAAGAAAGCAGGAAAGCAGTTCGTAGCGCAGCCCAAGAGCATCGCAAAGAAAACAGCGGGGTATAGATAATGGCTGAAAAGAAGAAACCCAGTAAGGCAAGATTTAGTGCCGAAGCCGAAGTGGTAGGGAAAGTGGATGCCCAAGGCAACCCATACGAAACCACAAGCGGGGAAAGCCATCTTTATCGAACAAAGGATGGCAAGAGTAAGTACATGGGGTTTTCACTGCCCGACGCTAAAGCTGAAGAATACGCCTCTGAACTGCAACGTGAGACTCGTGGTATGAAAAAAGGCGGCAAGGTTAAGTCAGCCTCACAACGTGCTGACGGCATAGCAATTCGCGGAAAAACGAGAGCATAAATGACCACATCCGGTACAGCCAGCTTTAATCTTGACCTCAACGAAATGGTTGAGGAGGCGTTCGAACGCGCCGGGAGTCAGTTGCGTACTGGTTATGATCTGCGCACAGCCCGGAGGTCTTTGAACCTCCTTTTTGCCGATTGGGCAAACCGTGGCGTGAACATGTGGACGTTCGAGCAAAACACGATTACTTTGACACAGGGGCAACCGACGTATGCACTTCCTGACGATACTGTTGATCTACTGGACCATGTTATTCGGACTAACGCCAACCAAACAAACAACCAAGCAGACTTAACGATCACCCGCATTTCGGTATCAACTTATGCCACCATTCCTAACAAACTGATTCAAGGCCGTCCGATTCAGGTTTGGGTGCAGCGTCTGTCTGGTAGTGAGTCCTTACTTGTGGGTACGTTGCAAGCAGGCATCTCGGCAACCGAAACAACCATTCCTGTAACTTCGTTAGCAGGCATCCCCACCGCTGGGTTTATTCGTATCGGCACAGAGTTGATCGGGTTTAATCAGACCCAGCCTGCGGAAAACGGTAACCCTGCGTACCTGCTTAACTGCACACGCGGACAGGGCGACACAACTGCAACCACCCACGCCATCAGTGCCCCAATGTATCTGTCCCAAAAGCAGAGCATTACCGTCTGGCCAACCCCAGACAGCGCCTACACGTATCAGTTCGTTTACTGGCGTATGCGCCGTATTCAGGATGCAGGTACGGGCGGCACCAAAACCATGGATGTGCCGTTTCGTTTTGTCCCCTGCTTGGCCGCAGGTCTGGCGTATTACATTGCGCTGAAAGTACCGGAAGGGTTGTCCCGTCTTGATGTCTTGAAGGCTCAGTACGATGAGGCATGGAATAACGCGGCCAACGAAGATCAGGACCGTGCGGCGGTGCGTTTTGTGCCTAGACAGTACTTTATTGGTGGCGGTTAATTGTGGGTAACAGGTTTGCTTCCGGTAAATTCGCAATTGCGGAGTGCGACCGGTGCGGGCTGCGGTATAAGCTCAAGGAATTAAAGAAGCAAGTTTTAAAGACCAAGACGTATAATTTGCTGGTCTGCCCAACTTGCTGGGACCCGGATCAACCGCAGTTGCAGTTGGGTATGTATCCGGTGGATGACCCGCAAGGTCTGCGGGATCCTCGGCCTGACTTGAGTTATTACCAAGCGGGGTACACTGGCTTACAGCTAACGAATACGCCTAGCTCGTCAGAAGAATCAAATGGCGATCCGTCAGGCGGTAGCCGGGTGTTTCAGTGGGGTTGGAGGCCAGTGGGCGGCTCCAGTGCTAATGATGCGGGGCTGACACCAAACTACTTGGTATCTGCCGGAGTTGTGGGTACAGTAACGATTACTTAGGAGTAAGACATGAAACACTCAGATATTAAGAAAGACAAGCCGATCATGGAAAAGATTGCCAAGAAGGCAGTCAAAGGCCACGAGAAGCGTATGCACAAAATGGCCAAGGGGGGCGTGACTTCAGAACAGATGAAGAGCATGGGGCGCAATCTGGCGCGTGTGGCTAATCAAAAGTCGGGTTAATCATGGCTAAATTTTCACAAAAGCAGGGCGGCAAAGAAGTCGGCCAAGCTGCTGTTTACGCGGAGCCACACACTATGGACGGTAAAGCAATCAAAGCAATGCCTTCAAAAGGCGAGTCTGGTGCCAAGAACATGGATGGCATGAACATCTCTGTTGCGGGTATTAGCAAAGGCAACTACAAGCCAACCAAAACTGACGGCATCACCATGCGCGGTGCGGGTGCTGCAACCAAAGGCATTAAGTGCCGTGGTCCGATGGGTTAATTATGACGTACAACGAACTGTTCATTGCTGTTAAGAACTACCTGCAAAACGACTTTCCAAATAACACGTGGACGGACGTAGCAGGTACAGGCACGATTACGTCTGACGGCACTGACCAGATCAACTTGTTCATCTCGCAAGCGGAAGAGCGCATCTACAACAGCGTTCAGATTCCTGCACTACGCAAGAATGTCACAGGTTTAACGACCAACGGCAACAAGTATCTCTCCTGCCCATCCGACTTTCTGTCCGTTTTCT